CAATTTGTTGACGAACAGGATTTTATCGGCAAGATTAAGGCTATTGAAAGCTTTATGCAAAAATATCTTCGCAATCATACCGGACGAAATATCTTCGTTAACTCTATGTATTGTCCATCTCATGCAGAGATAGGAATGAGAAAGCCAAATACCGGAATGCTAGAATCGTATTCTTCTTGGAAGAAAAGTGAGTTGATTATGATAGGTGATGCTAGTGGAAAAGAAGGTGACTTCTCTGACTCCGACAAACAATGTGCGGAGAATTTCGGTATTGAGTACATAGATATAGAAGACTTCTTGAAAATGTAAAAACAAAAAAAGAGAGGCAATCACTTACCTCTCTTTAACCTCTATATTAATCAAAACTTAGCCCAATCTTCTATATCAATGTCTTTGTTCCAAAAATCTTCTATTCTAGCATAAAGGACATCAACATTAGCACAATGCAAGGAGCTGAGTTTCTTTTTGAACACCTCCATATCCACATCGTACTTTTTATCAAGTGAATCATAAATCACTGAATCTTCACAATGAGCAATAAGCATTTTAACGTTATATCTTATCGAATCATTGATGATTGTTCCGTTGAATGAGTCCGCAAGGAACATCCATTCATTTGCAGAGAATATACCACGAAGCTCTGTAGTAGATATTAATCTTATACTCTGTAAGGTATTTACTGTATCAATGACCGCTTGATTGATGGACTTGCCATCCTTAGTGAGCCAATCCGCAATTTCCTGCGGAAGGCGAATTGTTGCATTCTTAGTTTCTTTCATATCTAAAACGTATTAAATATTATTTTTGATTTTTCCAGATTTCGTAATCATCCCAAGATTCAAAACCCATATAACCACCAACAACGGCAACTACTTTGCTTGCATAAGGCATTTCGTCAATAGCCTTCTTTCTGTTTTGGTGATTATGTTCTACACACTCATAAAATCCTTGTCTCATAAAGCAGACTTATCCGTGATGTCGAGGGCTGAATATATTGTTATTCTTCATGCTTGCTAATATGAATGTCGATTTTAACTTCTATCGGCTCTTCATCATCCCAAGTTGGAACATCAATGCCTAAATCTTCACAATAGCTTTCGTCAATATCAAAACAATGACCAACACCATTGCTTACCCAATTAAAGAATCCTTTATCAGGTGGAGTCGTGAATAGATGTAAACATTCATCTTCATCGCAAGCAATAAAAGCTAGCATATCTGTAAGAAATACTGGTTTCATATCTTATGCCTTATCCGTGTTGGCGAGGGCTGATAAAAATTGTAATTTTAGTTTCTTAAACATAACCTTTTGGTCAAGGCTATCGGCAAAACAAAGAGAAATAGACTCTTTTAATTGTTCGTCCGTTCGGCAATCTATATAATCAGCATAAATAGCTTCAATATAGCTATTATACTTATTAAAATCATATTTTATAGAACCGTCAGATAGGTGAACAATATTTTTTGTTCTTCTATCTATATTTTTATTCTTTGGAATATATATAGTATTACTCATTCTTCAATTCTTTAAGTGCAAAATCCAAAAGCCTATCTATATCCATTGATAGTGAATAACAGTTATCGTCATCTATTCTTTCTAGCTTTTTTCGAGCACGATTTATTAATTCTATCACATTTTCTGTATTCATATACATCTGCTTATCCGTGATGCGTAGGGCTAATTTATTAATCTTCATACTTGTAGTAAAGCTTCAATGGAGACTCCCCATCGCAGGTGACTGTAAGAGTAAGGTTCTTACAAACAATCTTAGCATTTGCCTTTGCTTCTTCTACACTCATATCCATATCGTAAGCAAAACCATCCTTACTTGCGATATACTCATTAGCAATTTCCATTGCCTCTGATTTTGTCCTTGGGAAAAAATTTATTTTCTTCATATCTTGCTGTACTTTAAGTTATTGTATTATTTGCGCTTGTAAAGATAAGAAGAAAAAATCAAATATGCAAATATTTAGCACATAAATATATGTGCTTTAATATTTTTTAATAGAATAGCCCGATATATCCTATATAATAAGGTGTATCGGGCTACGAACTTGTTATTGTAGATACAGATACAATCCTTCCCCGAACCACATTATCAATATCATAGTTGACATTACTACCCAAATCAAGAAGTACTTATCTATCGTTTTATACTTATAGGAAAGATACAAATAAGCAATGAATATGCTGTTGATAGTTGCTAGTATCGCTACTATAATCAAAGTACAAAACATATAATCCATAATAATACTCATACGTTCTCGCTTATCCGTACTGCGATAGGGCTTATTAATACGTTATGATTTTCTCTTACTCTTTATGTAGTGTAGTATATCCCACTTCTTCCAATATCGGGTGTGCCCACGCTTTTTGCACTCGCCATTAGAAATATCGCCTCTAGCCACCATTCGATTCAATGTAGCATCAGAAACGTGTAGCTTCTCCTTGACTTCCTCGGTAGATAGCATCGGGTTTAGCATATCTGGAATGATGTCACACAATCTATCTAGGTCATCGTCAGTCATTCCGCAAGCGGTGACCTTCTCTCCATTTCTCTGTTGCTCGTCAGCCTTAAAGCAAGCGTCACTTAGCGACTTTAAAGCTGTTCCGAGCATCTTATAATTCAATATCTTTCCCATATTACCTTTGTTTTTACGAAAAATTCTCAGAAATCGCCTTTATGCGCAGATTTTGCGTCCTAACTTGCTTCTGCTAATAAACATATCTGCAAATCCATATAGATAAAATATTGCCGTTACAATCATAACGGTAAAGCAAGAATCAACCATATATTTTGTGGTGTACCAATTCCACTCCACGATGTGAGCTGCATTGATGCCGAAAAAGTAGAAGAACGGTATTCTATACCGCCAGCACAGAAAGAAAAATCGGCTCGCTAATATCAGAACCATTGGCAGAACGTACACCATAAAATATATGTAGAGATAGCAAGGTGCATTTTCTGCGTATGGGATAAACATTTCTCTAGGATGCTGCGAGAAATCCCACATTCCGTATGCGTGTAAGCACATAATAATTATTGGAACGTACTTACAGAACCAGCGGAAGAACTTCAATATCCTTCTGCTATACCGATTACCATGCTTCATCAGCAAGTCCATGACCTCACTGACATCTTTGTCTTGCAACCACTTTAACAGGTTGCCTTCATCTTCTTTTGTCATAATTTCGTTGATTTTTAGGTCGATTTACAAATTAAATATGGTGCAAAGATACAGTTTTCTGCACAAAATCGGTGAAAATGAGAATATTTTTGTGTTAAACTTTATAAAAAGTAACAATCTGTAAGTTCTGCTAGCAAAAAGAAAGGCGGCTACAATGTTGTAAACCGCCTTATCTTTTAGAATATATACGAAAGCCAATGATAACGCTTCCTGCTCTCAAGGTACGTGAGGTTTTCCTGGTTGTCATAAGCCTCCCTCTCAAACGATATAGCACGATAAGCCTGATGGCTGTCTCTGAGGATAATCAACCTTACAAGCCATTCAACAATATACCACAGGTAGAAGAAAACATAGAGCATTTCCTTCATCTGCTCGGTATGTATCTGCTCATGATTGAGCGATACATCACTAATCTTCTTGTCTCTCCGTGTGAAGAGAACCCCGAAGAGGTTCACGTAACTGAAACCTCTAGGGGGAATAATTTTATTCTTGATAATCTTCATACTAGATAATGAATAATTCTACAAATAAATACGTGAGGAACACATCTGCGAACCCTGCTATCTCCAGCCAATACCAAGGGTGAAACTTTACGTCCTTACTAATATACCAGATACCGTTTGCCACCTTGAAGAAATCAACGGCAACAATATAGATGGTGTATAGGAGAGCTATCACAAACGTTATCCACCAGCATACAGACAAGCACCAGCCTACACAACCTGCCGCAGCCACGATTGCTGCCGTCTTATGCACCGAATAGGCATCACGGTCGCAGTAGTTAGGTGCAAAGCCTACAAAACACAAGCCTGCACAGCCAAGGAAGGCAAGGAACTGAATGCCCCTGCCCGTATCGAGCAGGCAGATGAGCATGAGGAAAGCCACCGCAACCATAATCAGCGAGAAGAGCCAACCCATGTTGCGAGGCTTCTTGAATGGAGCGATTCCGCTGCCCGTACTAGGCTGCAACTGATAATAGGTATCGCTCACCATATTAGGGATGCCGAAGCGCAAAGCCATCAGCAACAGATAACCTCCGAGAAGGAGGAATGAGATAAATGCAAGATACCACATAAGCCTACACCTCCATCTTCAGTTTCTCAGGATAGCCTGACTTATAATCATAGGTAAGGACACCCTCAATGTTATCCAACTCGCTCACTGCCTTCTTATGCGCTGCGGTCACATTGAAGCACTCCAGGGCATACATTTCGAGGGCAGAGAGCAACTGTATAGCCTTGTCACAGTCTACTTCAAGCTGATAGCTGCCCAGCCAGAGCGTAGTCTTCTGCTGCCCCATGCTTTTGGCAATGGTGGTAGAGTTCATCAGTCCTACACGGGTCGCCTTGTCGAGCCATACCTCCATGCCGTTCAGCAGGAAAGAGTTGACGGACGAAGAAGCATCGTACTTTTCGATGTAGGCAAGCATCGCCTTGCGCATATACCCCAAAGGTTCTGCGCAAGACCTTCACTAATCTCTCTAATCTCCTCCATGCTTGCTTGCTCTCCGCTCGCCAAGATGTCGTTCAACACCAAATCCATGCTAGGCTTGTAGTCATACCGCTCAAGCATGTAATCACACAGAGAGGACTCCTTTTCCTGCCCATCCTCTGTTTTATCAACCTGCATGGTCTTAGCCCATGCTACACGATAGATGTCACCATCTATCACCCTAAAAGCCGTGAAATCGGCTGATTCACCAAATGTTTTAACCATATTATTACAATATAATTTCGTTTTAAAGTATATTCTCCATTACTGCCTTTTTCTTGCTTGAAGAAAGGAGTAAAGAGAGAAAGTTTTAAATAATTAAGGAGCACACACGGCTCGAAGATATTTTTCATTGCTTCTGCTCTCGAAGCTCACCCATTGAGAACCCCAGTGCTGTATCCATACATTAACGGAGCTGCTTGCCAGAGTGGAAGTCCAATAATCATATATTAAGGCTTCACCTCCAATTTTGTTCATTGCATTATCTATCAGTGATTTATTGTTGATAGCATCCTGTGATTCACCCAACGACCATAAGTATCCTTTCTTTCCGTTCTTGAAGGTATAGTCACGGCAATATTCTGCGGCAGGAGCATTACCTATACCGAGTTGCTCAATAATCTTTTTGGTATTTGCTTCTCCCTTATAATCCTGTTTTGCAACAGATTCATTAGAAGATATCACGACTCCAGATATTGTTTTGTCGCTTTTACCCCATATTGACATTACGTAACTACAAAGGGTAGGCGCAATTACGAATTTACTATTCTCTGTACCAACATATACGCCAACAGCCTTACTGTTGTTAGCGGAGTCCCAGTTCTCAGGGAGAGTAAACTTCATATCTGTGTCATATATATATATACCTATCGGAAGCTGTGTATAAGTTAACGTTATTTCTCTGACGTCTCCAGCAATAGCAGCAAATTCAACCGCCATAGGTGTAATATATCCAGGTACAGGGGAAACCGAAATTCTGACATCTCCTCCAGCATTAACTACTGCAGTAATAGGGTCTCCTCCCCATTGTGGAGACTGAATACTTTTACCATCCTGCGTTATCTCAATAGGAACTCCTTTAAGTTTATCATCATTAGCTGATATTGTACTTTTGAGTCGGATTGTTATTTTGCATTTTATATCATCCTTTGTGATGAAGCCACTATCATTAACCAACTGGGATGTTTTTGTTGGAACTGTTGGTATATCAGTCTTCTTAGCATAATCAGCGAGCGACTGATGTGAGGTGAGATAGTTACCTCTAGGCTGATACTTGGCGGCTGCGTCAGCATCTGTGATATACTTCAACCCCTTGACCCAGCTCTCAGTTGCATATCCTGCCAAACTTTGGTGAGAGGTGAGGAATGTTGCACCTTTTACAATAGCTAACGTCTTTCCGCTCTTTGTGATTGATGTCACCGCATTGCCCGAACCGCTTACGTTTATAGCATTCACGTATCCGTCTAGCGACTGATGTTCGGTCAGATAATTTCCTATCGGTTGATAGGTCTTTCTCGCAACCTCACTAGTAAGATACGCTGCGAGGATAGTTGCAACCTCATCCTTGGTATAGGTATCGGTTATTCCGTATCCTCCGAGCGTAGTTGACTTATCAGCTTTCTGAGCGATGGCTTTCTCGATTACCTTGTGAAGATCATCATCCTTTGCTAACTTGTCAGCAATCTCTTTTAATGTATCAAGAGATTCAGGCGCTCCACCGATGAGGTCAGCTATAGCCTTGCGGAAAGAGCCATCAACTGTTGATGCACCGTTGATGATGTCAATGGTGGCTTGCAAAGACGCTTCCTTGGCGGTCGCACGCTGCATTTCTTCCGTAAGCGATGTTCCCAGCGCATACTTGCTGTGAGTGTGTGACGTGATGTCACCAGTAAGCACATTTTCTACCTTCTCCTTTGTAAGCTGATAGGAAGAAGAGACGGACACACCGCTGTCAATAAACTCGCCATGTACGTCATCATATATCCACCAGTTTCCGTTCTTTACGTAAGGGGATTTTCCGTTTTCGCCCTTATCGCCCTTTACACCTTGGAGACCCTGAATACCCCGCTCACCTTGAATACCTTGTTCACCTTGAATACCCTGTTCACCTTGGATACCTTGCTCTCCCTTATCTCCTTTGTCGCCTTTGTCACCTTTTACGTAGATATTGCTCTTTATGTAAGATTTCGAGTCCTTATCCCATGCGTACACGTAGTTGTCTTCCCCGATATATGTAGGATGATTGGCAGTATCATTAGCATTATCTGCGGCATCAAGAGCTGCCTGCTTAGATGTAGCAAAATCAGTCTCTCGCTTTGATTCTGCTGCGACACGACCTTCCTCTGCCTTAACTCTCAAAGTCTCGGCATTGGCGATGGAAGTATTTGTCTCGCTGGCTTTTCTTGCTTCACTGTTTGCGTTATCGGCAGCTGCGTTCGCTCTGTTTGCGGCATCAATGGCTGCTTGCTTCTGTTCGGTAATATCCGTGATAGATGTATCTACTCTGTCAGCAGCTTCATTGGCATTCTGCGCTGCAACCTCCGCAGATTTTGCCTTTGCATCGGCATTGGCTGCGGATTTATTAGCCTTATCAGCTGCATTGTTGGCATTTGTCGTTGCGGTGTTAGCATTCTCAGTTGCAGTATTCGCATTCTCGGTTGCGGCATTGGCGTTATCGGTTGCGGTCTTGCACGCTTCGGTCTGCGTTCTGGATTCCACAGCAGCATCGGTAGCAGGCTTCATCAGCTCTGCCTTGTCGCTATCCGTGAGGTCGGCAAAGCGAAGACGGATTCCCTTTGGAATACCGAGGTTCAGCTTGTAGACAGGGTTTCGTTTGTATCAGTACCAGAAGCCGATACGGAAGCGGTTGCATTCGCATCCTCGGCTAGGGTGGTCACATTGCCGATAAGGAACTGAGGGGTCTTGCCCGTGAAGCCACGGAAACCGCTCATATCAACAAGATAGGAGTAGAACTTCCGTCCTTGCTCATTAAGAGCGACTACATAAAGTTTGGCGTTATCCTCATCCTCCACATTAGCGGTATTGATGAGTATAAAATCATTCTCTGCGAATGTATTAACATCTGTTGCATTCATCGCAGATACAGAAGCGAAAACCTTCTTAATCTGAAACGCCTTACCAGTAAGGTTTACGCCCGTCTTGTCATAGCTATCAGTTGTCACATTCCATTTGTAATAGTAACCATCTGCGTCTACATAAGGAGGATGCGAGTAGGTAGACAATGCCTTTCTCGTTGCATCGTCCGCACTAGTTTTTGACTGTTTGAAGTCAATCTCACGCTTCTTCTCAGCTTCCACACGGTTAGCCTCGGCAGCGAGACGCATCTTCTCAGCAGATTCACGTGACTTCTCTGCCTCCGTCACCTTATCGGAAAGCACCTGCGCCTTGCTGATAGCCATCTGTGCTTTGTCGATAGCCTCAGACAAATCTACACCCTTATCCCACCAGTCGGTATCCGTAAGAGGATGACCGACACTTGTCATAGTGTTTGGGTCTACCCGTTTGCAGATATATACAGTTACACTATCAATAACGATGTAGTCGAGCAACTGATACGCATAAGTAGGACTATAGGCTGTACCCACCTTAGTTGGGATAATTTTAATTACTTTCTTAGCCATAATATTTTACTTTTACATATTATATACATATATGATTCTTGTAATACTGATATTTAACTGTCTATAGACAGACATCCAGACTTCGGGTCAAACGAAACAGTAAATTTAGAAATGGTTTTAACCTGCTCTTGTCACTCCACGAAAGTACCTTCATATCCTGCATCCCTAGCAACCTCGTATGCCGATTTTCCACGAAAATCAGAACCTGCTATTCTGTAGCACTTTTGTGATTCACCTTCTTTACGTATAAGAAGTAAGGTGTTTGTATCATTGAGCTTGTCTACTGCGGACAGCTCAGTTACATTAATTGTTCCTGTTATTTCCATAAGCTTATTTATATTTTATAATTATTTACGCATTTCTATGCGAACCGTTGAAGTAAGCATAACACCAATTCTCTCCATCAAAAATGAAATAGGTAAAAGTACCTGCTCTACCTATCTCTATTTTAGTCTGCAAACTGCCATCTGAATACATCTTCCCTGTACCGTTACCACCAGAACTGTCATACTCGATATACACGTTTGACGACACTTTAGAGTAAATCAGCAAAGTCTGACCTGCAACAGGACCAGCAGGCAATTTTAGTGTAATACCACCTTTCGTAACTATCACTATACAATCAGAGCTACTTATTTGCCCGCTATAATTCATAATTCTCAGATTAGGAGCAATAACTCCTTGTATAGCACCGTTTGTCTGCAAAGCCGTTGGTGTACCTGTAAAACCCTTGGCAATAACATTTATAGCCAACGCAGGCGATCCTTTCTTACTCTGTTCAGAATAAATATACTGCACTGGTTCGTATTGTGTACTATAAGCATAATTTGTTGGAAGATTCATTCCGTTATTCGAACCTTGACAGACTATTCTTGCGGCTTTACCAAGCCATACGGAACGAAAAGCACTATTGCCCGACGTATAAGAGAACTCCGTACAGGACACACCTACGCGAAAATAATCAGTAAGAAGTGAACCACCTCGGACAAATAACGGGCAATACTGAATACCAGATACAACAGTTGTACCATTATATTCTGTACCCTCTGCTTGCATAATATCCCCCCAACCATCAACCTTTTTAATGCTCCATATTCCGATTTTACTATCGCCCGTCACATTAAGCTTAGTAGCTGTAATCCTCTGAGCGTTGATACCTTTAGCTACGATGTCTCCTGCATTAATGAATTGTGCATTGAGCTTTCCGTTTTGGAACATAGCAGCTTCGTCATAACCCTCAGAAGGATTGGCTTTCGGGGTCTTAACCTGTACTTTGTCTCCGTAAAGAGTTACTTGGTCGCTCGTAATCTCTATACCAGCCTTCTTTAAGCTCGCCTTGTCGATAAGGTCGCTCTTGCGCTCAGTCCATTCCGTCATGGTTGCGCCAATTTCGAGCTTAGGCTGTGTTACATAGACGGTGGAGGCAGAGGTACTATTGTTTCCTGTGTGACGGATAATCACTTCTTTAGGTGTCGCATAGCCATCATTTGGTTTCCAGTGTACCCAATATCTCGTCCATTGCCGAGACAGTATAAATACGATATTACCATCAACTAGAGAATCCCAAGCTCCACCATTACCTTCCGTGAATATATCGGACGAATTATTTGTATTACCGCTCCACATGTAACAGACTACTCTTGCATCATCCACATCTGCCTTGGCAACGAAAGAGAAAATGTAATCATTTCCGTTGACGAGGTACGTACTTCCGAAAGACCACTTCAACACTTCCTTGTAATCGGAAAGAGTTGCGTTTGCTTGCATTAAGTTTTCAATACAAGCGGAATCCGTTCCATATCCATTCTGTATGACAGTACCATTAGTGGCAACCAGCGTTCCACTCTTGTCGAGCGTCCTTGCGTTATCAAGCAAATTACCGCCCACATAGTCATAATCCTGTTCACTTAACGTCCATCCGTTGTAATTTTCGCCTTCTTCCAACATAGGCTTGCAGATATAGCCATCAACGAAAGAGTAACTCCTCGCCATTCCGAAGATATTTATCTCTACATACTCATACGGAGCATTAGATGGAACAGAAACCTTAACGGTAAACAATTCCCACTTATCGGCTTCTGATGCAGAAAAAGCCGTGCTATGGCCTGTAGGACCAGCATATCCAGCAGGACGAGAAGTGTCTATCTTGGAACCTTGATATAGAACTTCCGCATAAAAATAAATATCTTTTGGTGTATGCGTCTTGGCATAGAAAGAGAGAACATAGTTCTTCCCCTTCTCCAACTTGGTGTTGCCTTGTGGCGAAATACCATTCCAATTAAAACCAGACCAGTAATAATCGTTCGTTCCTCTCTGTTTAGTTCGGCAATGGATGCAATTAACGCCATCAATGCCACTATTTTTCTCTATCTGTTCTAAAGGATAGCCATTATAATACCCACCGATCATGTACTTAAATCCGTCCCCATATTTTCGGCACGCACTTCCCACAAGCATATTTCTTCTGCCCACTGACTTTTCGCTCACCGAGAGGGAGATTTCTCTTGCCGTCTGTATGATAGAGCTTTTCCACTCCTTTAGTTCATTGCCTGTCGGCAAACCATTCAGCTTACCCGACATATTATTCACCTTACCCGACATATCATTCACCTTACCCGACATTTCAGAATACTGAGAAGTCAAAGTCTTATTATTGCTATACACATGGGCTACAAACTTGGTGATATTAACCTGGAATTTTACATAAGCGTAGTGTAATCCACCATGTTCGTCTGTAATCTGAACCTGAGCATATCCATTCTGAGCGGGCATTGTAATCCCGTCTACAGTAACATTAGTTATATTCTGGATAATAACCATGTTCTTTTTTTGACCAGAACCAGGAGTGCAATTTAAATGATGGTTGTTGGTAAGCGAAAAATCACATTTGTTCGTTACCTCCTGACCGTTACGATAACATTCAATCTCAGCCGACTGCTTGGAAGTGAGAAGTTTCCCTTCATCGTTAGTATCAAATATAACCACCTCTGGAATTATCTGGTATTCGAACTCACTGGCGATAGTATAATTACCTATAGCTAATTGCTCGTCACCGTCTTTCTGCTTCAGAATAATATCAATAGTCTTAGCTGACGGGAAAGCCAAAAGGTCAATATAGCTATCCCTCATCACGTCACTGTCCTTATACGCAAGATATTCTCCGTTAATGTATACATTACACGTCAGCGTATTCTTCCACTCGCTAATAAGGTGTGTTATATTAGTTTTCTCCTGTATCTTATGAACATAGATATAGACTTTTTTCTCCTGCAACAAGAAATCTACAGTATAAGTGGCTGGGGAAACTCCAGCAACGCCAGGGTCGCCTTTTTCACCCTTGTCGCCTTGCTCACCCTTAATCTTGCTCCAAGTGTACTTGGTAACGCTCGTAGAGCCTTTCTGTTCATAGTCGGTGTACTGACCTATCCAGCTGCCAGGTGTCTCGCCGTTGTTGGCAGTCAGTGTCCGACCACCATCATTTGAATATTTGATATGCAGGTAACTGGTACGTCCATCTGCACCATTCTTGCCTGGTATGCCGTTCGTGCCGTCCTTACCCTGCAAACCCTCAAATCTGCTCCAAGTGTAAACGTTAGGGTCTGTAGAGTCGTTAGGAAGGAAGTCCACATACGTACCGATATACGTATTTGGAGTTTCAGTCATCTGTGCCGCTGTAGTAGGGTTGGCTTCAGAAGAATACTTGATATGGAAATAAGTAGTCTTGCCGTCCTTGCCTGAAGTGCCAGGAATACCCTGCTCACCAGTCTCACCTTGCAGACCACGCAAGCCCTGCTCACCTTTATCTCCTTTATCTCCTTTGTCGCCTTTTTCTC